GGATTTGATTTATTCGGCTAATGAGTTGTTGGTGCCGATCACTCCCATTACCCAGAATCCAGCGTGAGGATGAAATGGCTAAAACATGTAAAATGGCTCCTAAGAGTAAGGTTTCCACATCGCCCAAGGAAAAGGTAGTTGCGAAGTCTGAAAATAAAATGGGACATACCGCCAAGCAACGGACTGGTAAAGTAAAGACGTGGACAACCAAATAGCTTTTTGAATTTAAAAAAAATACCACTAACCTACAAACATCGGCTCTAAGTCCGTCATCTTAGAATGTTTCATCGGGGCAGCTTCTCGATGTATCGCCCACGCTCCTGCGTAATGGAACGGTTCGCTTAATCTCAGCGTTACGAGATTAGAAAAGCAAACCATTTAACCATTCACAGGAGCCAATCATGGCAGTAGTTTCATACGGAACCAACGATCCCCTCGCAGTTAAAACCTGGAGCAAAGCTCTAGCAGTTGAAGTCTTGAAACAGACTTGGGCTTATAAATTCATGGGCGAGGAATCGTCCAACATCATTCAGATCAAGGACGAACTCAAGAAGGGCGCTGGTGATAAAGTCACTTATGGCCTTCGCATGCAGTTGTCCGGTCTTGGCATCATCGGTGATGGCACTCTGGCTGGTAACGAAGAAAGCCTCACGACCTATGCCGACGCGGTTGTTATCAACCAGCTTCGTCATGCGGTTCGTTCGGCTGGGCGCATGTCGCAACAGCGCGTTCCGTTCAATGTCCGTGACGAAGCCCTTTCGGGACTTAAGGATTGGTGGAGCGACAAGATCGACAAATCGTTCTTCAACCAGATTTGCGGTAATTCTGCTGAAGCAAACTATGTTGCCAATAGCGGTACGCAAAATACTGGCCTGATGGCTCCTATTGCTCCTGACGCGGCCCATCGTAAGGACGTTACTGGCGGTACGGATGACGGCTCGTTGGTTTCGACCAACACATTCTCGATCACGGTTCTTGACCGTGCGCGTGAAGCGGCTCGTACTCTTACTCCAGCAATCCGTCCGACCAAGATCGACGGCAAGGATTACTATGTTGGCTTCCTGCATCCATACCAAGTTACGGATATGCGTACCAACACGGCAACTGGCCAGTGGTTTGATATTGAGAAGGCTTGCCTGACGGGTGGGGAAATTGAAGACAACCCCATCATGGACGGCGCACTTGGTATCTACAACGGCGTCATTCTTCACGAAGATTTCCGTGTTACCACGGGTGCGGCAGTCGCCACGCCTACGGTTGCTATCAGCACAGTTCGCCGTGGAGTGATCGCCGGGGCGCAGGCTTGTATGATGGCTTATGGCCGTGATAACGGGGCTGAAAAGTACACTTGGGTTGAAGAACTCTTTGATTACGAAAATCAACTCGGCGTTTCCGCTGGTTTGATCTTCGCCCTGAAAAAGACTGTATTCAACAGCGCCGATTTTGCGACTGTGGTTACATCGTCTTACGCTGCTGCTCACTAATAGGGGGAACAAATGGCTACAATCAGTTCAGATAAAATCTCGTCTGGTATCATCAAGTTGCTTCCTCTTGGTTATAACCAATCCATCTTGGCGACGGCGGCGGCTTCGGCGGCTCTCGGCACCACGGATGTTTATAACATGGTCAAACTGTCGTCCGATGCCTCTCTGACGAGCGGTGACGGAAGCTCAACGGGTGGCCCGACCATCTTGGGTGTCGATCTTGGCTGTGACGGCGTTGATGCTGGCACAACCCTTTCGATGAGTGTCGGTGATAGCGGTTCTTCGACCCGTTACATCGCTACCTCAACGATTGGTCAAAGCAGCGCAGGTGGCCGTGTTGGCGCAACCAAGACGAATGCTTTGGGGTACCAGCCATTCGCAACGCCTACGTTTGCCACTTATACGACGCCTTCGTTGCAGACTTATCTGATTCAGGTCAAGGTTGTGACTTCTGCGGCTACGGCATTGGCTGGCAACATTCGTTTGCTGGTCGGCTTCACGATTGACCCATAAGGAGCGATTACATGGCAAAAGGTCATTTTAGCGGTACGCTGGCAGCAAGCAACATGGCGCATCATGGCGGCAAGGTTGCGGGTGCTGGCGAGTTGACGATTGGAATGGGGCCCGGAAAGGCCGCTATGAAAACCAAACTCAACAAAGAATCCGAAGGCGTTGATAGTGGTTCTGGCAAGTCAGATTTCAAAGCAAAGGGCATGAAATCTTATAACCAAGAATAGTGTTCAATAGGTGGCGGAATGTCTGTCTCCACCACATATGGAGCTATGCAAACGACGATAGCTTATGAATTGGGTGGGAGGAGTGATCTAACCACCCAAATTCAGAACGCTATTCAGACCGCCATAGCAAAATGGGAACGCACCCGTTTTTATTTCAATGAATTGAATGACACGAATGGCTTTTCCACAACGGCAGGGAAGGAGTTCTATAGCGCGGCTGATTATGCCTTGATCGGCACAATCGTTCATATCGACAAAATCCACGCACTTGTGAGCAATAACCGATACACGCTCGAACCGCGCACTTGGCAGTATATAGAGGATTATGCGGTAAATCCAAGCGTACAAGCCCCCCCTACTGGAATAAGCGATTATTCCTATTATGCCGAGACATTGCGTTTCTATCCTATTCCTGATGGTGTTTATCCCATCACGATCAGCGGCACAAAGCGTTTAACCGCGTTGGCGTCTTCTGGCGACAGTAACGCATGGACGCAGGATGCAGAGGCCTTAATCAGATGTGAGGCCAAACTTGATTTATATCTCAATGTCCTTAAGGACGACGAACAAGCTGCTGCGATGAAAGTACAAATCTACGGTGATCCATCTGATCCTCACACTGTGGGCTATCTTTCTGCCATCCAAGGCGAAACATTCAAGAGGCAAGCCGTACCTAAGGTACGCGCTACGTACTTCTGATGGCGTGGCTCACCCAACCATTGGTGGCCGCTGAGTATAGCCCAGATATGCCTGAATTTAATAATCCAGGCAGTTCAAACATTCTCAATTGCATTCCGAGAACGCCCACGAGTTACGGGCCTTTTGCGGCTCTTGCAACATTTGGAACTAACATAACGAAGCGATGTCAGGGTGCTTTCTCATGTTCAGATAGTGGGGGAAACAATTATGTCTTTTGTGGGGATGCGGCTGATTTGTACGATTATACCTCGGCTAGCACTTCACCATCGACCATAAGCAAATCCAGCAGCCCCTACACATGCTCGACGGATGGTTTTTGGAAATTCTTATTGTTCGGGCAACGGGTAGTGGCGACAGATTTCACCGACCCTATGCAGTCTTTCATATTGGGAAGCAGTACTAAGTTCGCAGATTTAGCAAATGGAAACATTACGTCATTAACGCTTGTCGGCGGCTCTGGGTATTCAAACGGCACATTTGCGCTTTCGGTTACTGGAGCAGGTGGTGGTTCCTCATTTGCTGGGACTGTCACAGTAAGTGGCGGGGTTCTCACGAGCTATGCCATTACCAATGTCGGCAAACTCTATCCGCAAACAGCCACTATAGGAATTCCTGCGGGGGCTGCTGGCGGTAGCGGCGGTTCTATAACACCAACCATTCAAACAATAGCCCCTCAAGCTCGTTATGCCGATGTGGCTAAGAATTTCCTTATCTGCGGCAATACATTCGACCCTACTTATGGCAACCAACCCCAGCGCGTCTGGTGGAGCGCATTGAATGACCCGACAAATTGGCCGATACCTGGAACTGCAAATGCGGCTACTTACCAATCTTCTTATAATGACCTTCTGGGTAATGGCGGTTGGATTACTGGGATTGTTGGTAATCTTGGGACTGCGGATGTGGCGGTTTTCCTTGAGCGTGAGGTCTGGCGCGGTGTTTATGCTGGCCCTCCCGTTATATTTGATTGGTTCCCTGCGGAAGGTGTAAGAGGCACACACTGTCCTAATTCTCTAATCCATCTTGGCCCATTGGTTTATTACCTAGGTGAAGATGGGTTCTATGTATTTGATGGCACAAGCTCGCAGCCAATTGGGGTTAACAAGGTCGATAAAACCTTTTTCGCCTCATTTGACCAAAATTATCTAGATAGGGTTATAGGGGCTGCCGATCCGCTCAACAAGATCGTTTACTGGATATACCCAAGCACTTCGGCAAGCAATGGCATTCCAGATTCATTGCTGATTTATAATTGGCAACTCCAAAAATGGTCTTTTGCCTCCGTAACGGCAGAAACGATATTCAGGGCGATTACTTTTGGATATACGCTGGATACGATGCCAGGGCCTTTAGACACTCTCACGCTCTCAGTCGACAGCCGCGCATGGACAGGCGGCAACGTCATTCTTGCTGGTTTCGACAGCAGCCATAATCTTTCATATTTTAACGGAACAAATCTCGCAGCGACAATCGAAACGTCCGAAGCCGCACCGTTTGACAGCAAAATTTCATTCGTAAACAATACAAGACCACTGATTGATGGCGGCGTTCCGTCTGTAAGCGTAGCGGCACGTAACAGGCTGATTGATTCATCATCTTACGGAAGCGCAGTTAGCATAAATTCTCTTGGCACATGCCCACTGACGGCAAATGGCAGATACATAAAGGCCAAAGTCACTATTCCGGCAGCTTCTTCTTGGACGCATTTTCAAGGGATTGAGATTGATGCAAGACCTAACGGGGTTTAATAATGGAAACTAAGCCTAAATTTGATGATGCGCTTTTATTAGCTGCGAAGCTATTCCGCGACGGCAGGAAATTTGCGCTTCTTGATCAGACCGTAGATTCCATTTCCTCATTACTTCGGGCGTTGGACTTACTTAATCCCTTAGCTGGCGCAGATCATAGGCTTTTGCGCGCAGAGGTGCTTAATCAGCTTGGAATGGTGGAAATTTGGCGTGGTCGCTATGGAACTGCTCATGACATGTTGGATGAGGCAACAAAGCTTGACCCGTCAAAGGGGATGTTTTGGGCGTTTTTATCTCAAACATGTTGCCATTTAGGGGCGAAGTCCAGAGCTTTGGAAACAGCCTTAAAAGCCGACGGTCTTGATCCACTCTCCCACATATCCAAACATAGTCTAGCCCAAGCATGGCTATTGAATGGTGAAGTCGAAAAAGCGGCGGAATGTTACCGCGCAGCAGGGGAAAATGCCCCGAAAGACCCAGACGCATATTACCAACTCGCCAACTGTTTCTACATTGCCAACATGAAAGATGAAGCAGAGGAATGGTATCATAAGGCTATTCAACTGTCACCGGATCACGCTGACGCAAATTATGGTTATTCGGTTTGTCTGACTGAAAAGTTAGAATACCGCAAGGCTATGCCGCATATCATCAAGGGCATGGACAGCCAAATTAGCGGTCACGCTTCGCAATGGTCTAAGGCTTTAGCTCATCTTATCCTTGGCGAATACGAACAAGGCTTTGCCGATCATGAAGTTCGATTTGTCTTTATGCGGCAGGAATATGGAAATGAACTCGCTGAAAAGCGTTTTGATAAACCGCAATGGAAGCTTGGCGATAAAGGCCGAGTTCATATCTATCACGAGCAGGGTTTCGGTGATGCTTTACAGTATTGCCGCTTTGTAAAAGACATGGAATCTCCATTGTTTGAGGTTGATAAATCAATGGTTAGCCTGTTCAAGCATAATTTCCCGAATGCGGAAGTCGTGCCAATGGCAACCGATTATCCAGGCGTTTCAGGATTGCCGGAGGTTGATTATCGTATCCCGCTAGGCTCAATGCCTTATGCGCTGGGAACGTCTATCGATACCGTTCCGTACAGTGAAGGCTATCTCAATGCCGAACCTGAATATATCGAGAAATGGAAATGGGTCGGCGAAGCCAAGGGCCGCAAGATTGGCCTCTGCTGGGCTGGCGGAAAGCGTGTGAATGACAAGAATCTGGTGGCGATGGACGCAATGCGCTCCGTCAGTTTTCCCGTTGTTCGCCCCCTACTAGATGTGATCGACTGCACATTCTATTCCCTGCAAACCGGACTTGCCGCTCAAGAAATTGACGATAGCCGTATGATTGACGCGATGAAAGATTGCCAATCATGGTCTGATACGGCGGCAATAATCCATCATCTCGATTTAGTCATCAGCGTCGATACATCCGTTCTTCACATGGCTGCGGCTATGGGCAAGCCAACATATTTGCTGAACAAGTACTCTAGCTGTTGGCGTTGGCTTTTAGACCGAGAAGATAGCGTTTGGTATGACTCTCTGAAGATATTCCGTCAGGCAGACGCTTATCATTGGGGCGATGTGATCGACAAAGTGAGGGCCGAATTATGGCAACTTTAGGCTCACAGGCAGTACCGGAATTTCTAGCTGATGAAAAAGAACATCGCCGTCAAATTGCTCGTGCGCTGAATTTTACTAAAAAGGGCAAGATCAACGTGACATTTGATGTGACGCTTAATGCCAATGCGACAACCACGGTTATCAGCGATCCACGTTTGAGCATTGATAGCGCGATTAGCCCAGCAATGGCAATGACGGCTAACGGGGCAACAGCGATAGCTGCGGGGATTTACGTTGATACGGTTTTGCCTCCGGTAGGCACTACGAATGCGAGTGCGACAGTTCACCATGCGAGTAATGCGGCTACCGATCAGAAAATACGTTTTTTAATCATAGGGTGATGTTATGGCGATGCCAATGAACCAATCAATGCTCCCGTTGTTTATGCAGATGATGCAGCAGCAGGGTGGCGGAATGCCCCAAATGCAGAACAACGCACCTCAGTTGAATATCGCTCAGGGTGGACAGCGTAGTGGCCCTCAACAAATGCCTATGCCGCAACCACAACAGCAACAACAGCAACCAGGCGGTGCCGTTCAACAGGCGGTTAACTCTGGTAAGAACATTGGGCAGTTATATCAATGGGGCAATCAAGGCTATAACGCCCTAAACGGCATGATGGGGTCAAATGCTCCGGGTGGTGCTGCGGCTCCGGGCGCGACATTTACGGGCGCATCGCCTCAATCGGGCATGATGAACAACACAGCGGCTATGGGGCCGACGACAAGCTCCCCTTCGGGTCTGATGTACGGTTCTCAAGGTGCAATGCCCCCGTCTGCGGGTTACTTCGGATACGGCAGTGGTGCAGCAAATGGCATGGGGGCTGGTGCATCTGGCGGCGGTCTATTTGGTGGCGGTGGCGCAAGCGGAATGGGTGCGAATGGAGCAACTGGCGCAGGCGGCATGTTTGGCTAAAAAGGCGCAACGGGATTAACTGGAGCAAGCGGCGGCGATTATGCGGCAGGCGCTTTGGGAATGGGCGGTGGTTCAACTGGGCTAGGTGTTGGGGGGTCTGCTGCTGGGGGTAATGCGGCTGCTGGAACTGCGGGATCATCAAGTATGCCGGAATGGTTATCTAGTTTGTTAGAGATGTTATGAGTTCTTTGTTCGCCATTCCTCCGCATCTGCTCCCAGCAATCATAGGAATTGTTTATCCCATGATCGAGTCGGCGGCTGAATACAGCGTGGGGAAATATGAAGGAAAAGATATTCTAAAGCTGATAATTGACGGAAAGTTTCAGCTTTGGGGCGCGGTTGAGGGAGAAAAGATAAACGGCATAGCGATAACTGAAATTGTCGATTATCCAAGGGTTAAAATGTGTCGGTTTCTATGCGCTACGGGAGAAAATCTAAGCGAATGGATGCCGTTGATAAAAGATATAGAAGCTTGGGCGGTTTCCAAGGGCTGTAAATCATTTCAAGCTGAGTGTCGTCCGGGTTGGGAGAGGCTTTTAAAGCCTTATGGATATGAAAAATCGCATATTATAATGAATAAGGAGTTAGATCATGTATCGCAATGATAAAGATAGAATACTTTCCAATATAGCAATTGACCCAACAACTGATTGTTGGGTGTGGTGTGCATGCAAGGATAGGGCAGGATACGGTTATTCTAACACAAAAGGGAGGACAATAAGGGCGCACAGATTATCCTATATTTTGTTCAATGGAGAGATAACGTCAAATCTTTTTGTTTGTCATAAATGCGACAACCCATCTTGTGTAAATCCAAAACATTTATGGCTTGGAACCATGCAAGATAATCTGAAAGATAGAGATAAAAAGCAAAGAACTGCAAAAGGTTGTGGCGCAGGAAATGTAAAATTGAATGAATCTCTAGTGAAAGAAATAAGAAAAGAAACCGCATCAAATCCAGAGGTAGGAAGAAAATATGCGGTTTCCGCAAGTGCTATATCTTGCATCAGGGGCGGCAGAACGTGGAAACATGTGGTATAACGTGGAGCTATCATGCTGAAATTTGAAAAATCCATAGCTAGAAGGATGCAGCATAACCGCAAACGGCTTGGCTTTGGCGGTGGTGCGGGGTCTGGCGGTAGCACCACAACTCAAAATTCCTCGCCTTGGGCTGGGCAGCAACCATATCTATCGAATGTATTTAGTGCAGCTCAAAATCAATATCAGAATTACACGCCACAATACTATGGGGCGGCTGGCACGACATTAAACGGTCAAGACATTTCCGGTCAATCTACTGTTGCTCCTATGAACGCCACGGAAAACAGCGCGATCAGTGATATTGGCAATACCGGATTGAACGGCACTTCTTCCATGAATGCCGCTAATGGCGCGATGACGAATGAATTGAATGCAAACCCCACAAGTAATCCCTATATGTCCCAGATGGTGCAAAATACGCTTGCATCAACGGTTCCTGGACTAGAAAGCCAATTCGCGCAAGGTAACGCAATGAACAGTCCTGCGGCTGCTTACGCGGTTTCTCAGGGGGCTAATAGCGCAGTTGGCGGGTTGATGTTCAACCAGTATAACCAGAACCTTGCAAACCAGAATAATGCGGCTGGTCAGGCTCCTGGGCTTCAATCTGGGACACTTGCCGGACAAAACGCAGCTCTTACTGCTGGTCAAGCCGCGCAAACACAAGCCCAGAACCAGTTGCAGAACCAAGTTAGCATGTTCAATTACCAGCAACAGTTGCCGTATCAGCAACTCAATCAGTATGCGAATACGGTCAATGGACAATACGGCCAAGCCGCAACGCAGACAAATACTGCTCCGGCGCAGAACTTGTTTAGCGTGTTGTTCTCAGATCGTCGTCTTAAGAAAGACATTAAGCGCATCGGAACTAACGCAAAAGGCTTGGCGCGTTATTCATTCAAGTATATTTGGGACGCAACTAACGAGCATGTCGGTTATATGGCCGATGAAGTGGAAAACTTCATGCCAGAAGCTATCGGGAATTTGTTCGGATTTAAAACGGTCGATTACGACCTAGTGGGAGCTTGATATGCCATTAAGCGATTATCTTCCAGATTTTGCCGACCCAAATTCAATGGCTGCATGGGGTGCGTTATCCAGCGTCCTCGCCGCTGGCTCACAACCTCGCTATGATCCTGCTGGGCGCGGCATTTCCGGTGGCAGTCTTGGCAATGCGCTGACAACTCTAGCTGCGGCAGGTATGGGCGGTGCTGTAGAGGGTGCGAAAGGAGCGCAGCAATACCAAGCTAATCAATTGACTAATCAGCAAGCGCAGGTGATGAATCCGATCCAGCAGCAACAGGCGCAGATGGGGCTTGAGCAATCTCAAGCCATGCAGCCTGGACAGCTTGCTTTGCTTAAAAGCATGTATGGTGATGGGACTTCCGTTCCGGGCTCTATGGGCGGGATAGGGGCTGGAAATGGGGCAGTTCCAGGTTCTGGTACTGGTGGGGCTTTAACGATGGCTGACCAGTTGGGCGCAAGGGCGCTTATGGCTGCCTACGCTTCAAAAGATCAGAAACAAATATCTACGGCATATTTAAGTCTTTATGAGCATAACCCCCAATTGGCGGGTGCCGTTAAGGCTGCACAAGAGGGTAGTGATCCCAAACAAATGCCTGATGGAACATATCAACTTGGCGGCGGTGCTTTTGGCTCTCCCGCTCCGCAAGGCGCTGGAGTGGCGACGACGCCATCTCCCCCGCCAGCGACGGCTTTCCCTAGCCAACCAACTATTCCTGCATCAACTACTCCCGCAATGGCTACGGCAGCTACTCAGGCTGCGCAGGCGGCTATTCCTAGGACGGCTGCATTTATGCCGCCCCAACCTCAACAGCCCGCTCCTGTGCAGCCGCCAAAGACAGAATTTGTCCCAATGGATGGCAAACCAATTTTACCTGGTGTTTCTGATAATGCGCCGCCGAGTCCGTTCGGACAGCCGCATTTTACAACCCCAAATACAACGAGTGGGGTAGCCGATCATAATAAATTAAGGGATACGGCCATTGAGCAAAATACAGAATTAAGTGCCACAGGCCAACAGACCGCTCAAATGCTTGCTCGTTTGCATGATATGGCGAATGCAGCTCAAAATGGTCAAATGGGCACCCTAATTGCACAAGACCCTGAACTTGCCCAGAAAGCTGTTGCGGCGGGTCTAATTACAAATGGTAAACTGACTAATGATTTAGCTCAAATCCAGCGTTTTAGCTCGGATCAGATGATGGAGGTTATTAACCAGCTAAAAATGACAAATAGCGGCCCCGGTGGTGGAAAACTGATGAGGGCCGAAGTGCAGGGGGCCGCCGAGAAAATGGCAGACCCAAGACAGCAACCGCAAGCTATTCATGATATTTTGGCGATAGGTGAGGGGCTGGGAAACTACAATCAAGATATGTTGAAATCATGGCAAGCTAAGGGCGGTTTGGGGAATAGTCTAAATAATGGCGATAGTATGCTTGCTCAAGATTTTCAGGCACGCTTCTCGACTGCCCATGATATTGATGATTATATAGCCCAAGCTAAGAAAAATATGCCTCAATTTGCTGGTATGCCAGCAAAATATCATGAGGGACAGACCGCCGTTAATCCATCCACTAACCATACGTTAACCTTTAGGGGTGGAAAATGGCAATAGATGACTTGCCGGATGGATATGTGGTACAATCCCCACAAGTTGATCCTACTCAACTTCCAGAGGGATATGTAGCGCAGGCACCAAATGATCCAAGCAATTCTCATACTCTTGCTATGCTGGGCGGCGATCTTTTACGCAGCCCTGTTAATGCTGCCGCTGGCATCGTTGATACTACAGCTCGTGTTCCTACTTGGGCATATAACACGCTGCGCCCTTCTTGGGCTGAGCCGATTGATTATCCCCCCAGCATTAATCAAGCGGTTCAATCACAATTAGATAAAGTCCTGCCAACACCGCAAAATACCGGAGAGCAAATTCTTTCTTCTGGTGCGCGTAACGCCGTGTTCGGGCCAGCAGGAGTCGTCGGCGGTATGGCAGCAGGGGGTATTTATTCTCAGCCATATGGTCAGCAGAATATCAATGTTGATGGTAGAGATATTGGGATTTCGCCATCTGATATAGGCGCGACTGTTGCCGGAATGGCGTCCCAAGGAGCATTAAGCCCCAAACCGTTCATGATGAACGACATCAAAAACTCTGAGGCTGGCAGACTTGCAAAGATAAATATGGATCAAGGTGTTCCTGTATATCCTACAGATGTTGCTACTCAGGGGCCGTTGGCTGGCATTCTCCAATTTCTTAATAGCACTCCACTTTCAGGAAAAGTAGGTCGAGGAGCAGAACAACAGACCGCGCTAAATGCAGCAGCAGTAAAATCTATGGGAGCCAGAGGAGGTGTTCTTAGTCCTCCTGTAATGGGGGCAACTGCTGATAGATTGGGACAAGGATATCAGGATTTTGCCAAAAATAATAATGTCACTCCCCAAGCTGGCTCGTCGATGTTGTCTGAAATAGGAACTGCTCAAAATGATTGGGGCGGCATGTCTGCCGATAATGCTAGGCGCTTGAATTGGTTCGTCGATAATAAGGTTATGCCAAGAATGAATGGCGATTTATCAATGGATGGAACGGCGTGGCACAATGTATTTAAAGACGCCGGAGAGGCATTAAGAAATACCGATGATCCTGAATTGGCGAGTGGTTATAAATCTATTCGTGAAGCCTCTTCCAATGCAATGCAGAACTCCCTACCTCCAGATCAATGGGCACCATTCCAACAATTAAATTCCCAATATAGGGCAATGCTGGCTCTTGAATCTGCAACAAAGCAAGGTCTTGGTACTGGCAACGCAGCACCACAAGCTTTGTTGTCCGGTGTCAGTAAGATTTATCCAGATACCATATACAACGATCCCAATACTCTTCCTCAGCTTGCTCAGGGAGCGCAATTACTAAAACAAGCGCAAAGGAACTCCGATAAATACACTATGGGACAGCATAAGATGCCAGCAGAGGCCGGACAATTTGCCGCCTATGCCGCAACCCCATTCGGAGCAATTTTCAATAGGACGATGAATACCCCAATTACGCCGCTCGATTGGTCAAACCCATATGGAGCAGGATTTGGCAGAGGGGTTCGCGGGGCAGCAATACCATTTTCAATATCGCCACAGACACAAGGACAATAGATCATGGCAGAACTCAATAATTCCAGCACCGGACAATGGAGCGAGACAGACGCTTCAAACACTAGCGCAAGCCCGGATGGTTGGCCTTCAGGCACTTACCCCAATCAGGTAGAACCTATCGGACGCTCTACAATGGGCGCGATCAAACGCTTCTGGGACAGAATAAACGGCACAGTCACAGCGACCGGCAGCGCAAATGCCTATGTCTATACGCCATCAAATGTGAGTTACCCAACCGCTTATGTAAGCGGCGAGGTCTACACATTCAAGGCAAACTTCGCCAACACAGGCGCGGCAACGCTGAATGTGAACTCATTGGGAGCAAAAAACCTATACAAACGCGGCGCGGCTGGCGTTATCGCGCTTGTGGGCGGGGAGATTCAGTCGGGGGATGTTGTTTCGGCTTGTTATGACGGAACCCAATTCCAACTTTTGAGCCAACAGGCTGGACTTCTTGGTACTAATGCTGCCCTTGGAACTCCCGTATCTGGCGTGTTGACTAACTGCACAGGAACAGCCTCAGGGCTGACGGCTGGGAATGTCACTACTAACGCCAATCTCACGGGAGACGTAACAAGTGTTGGCAACGCCACCACGCTTGTTAATAACGGCTACAAATCACAAAATGCGCCTGCTCGCGCCCTAACTACCGTATATCAAAATACAACTGGCAAGACGATGTTTGTGACGGTTTCGGTCACTGCTAATGCTAATCAGAATATGGCGGTCAAAACTGATAGCTCCGCCACACCTACAACAGTCGTCACTAGTGTGGGCGTGTCGAATACCACTCAAGCTTCTATGTCTTTTGCTGTTCTCAACAATAATTACTATGAGGTTGTTCCTGCCGGAGCTGCGACACTTAACTACTGGACGGAATGGTATTAAATGACACTTTATAGTTCAAAATCTAACTCTCTAAACTTGAAAAACTATTTGGTAAATTCAGCCGTGTAACAACGGGGGATCAAATGCTTCAACAAGTTAATGCGACGGTGACGAATAGCGCGGCGGTCGTTACTGGATTGCCCGGTAGCGCATCTTATTTGCAGATTCACAATCCACACGCCACCGCCACTATTGCGTATACCTTCGACGGTAGTACCCCCGTTATCAATGGTAACGGCATAACACTCGCTGCTTTGGGAACTGACACACGCGATCAGCCAGGCGGAACAGTTTGGTCTGGCTCTATCAAGGCTATATCCAGCGTGGCTAGTCAGGCCGTGACAATTATCTGGGGAAACCCATAATCATAAGGAATATATCATGGCCATTACCAATCCGACTCCCGTTGAAACACTCGATCAGGCAAAGCTGCAAACAACGATGAAATTCATCGAGATGTTAACGCTTTTGCAGAGCTTTATGGCTAATCCGCAACTTTTGCAGCAATTGGGAACGCAAGCGGCGCAGGCTTATGCCATATCGACTGACATGCAGGCTAAACATGATGCTTTAGTGACGGAAGCGTTGTCTGCACAAGCTTCGATTGCACAGGCGGCGCAAGATACCGCTGATCTTATTGCTAAACAGCAAGCTTTTACAGCTCAACAAGCCGCTGCTCAACAAGCCCTGAATGATTACGCAGCATCTAAAGAAGCTGATTATGAAAACAAAATGCAGCATGTTGCCGATCAGCAAGCGTCTGTGGATGTGCAGATTGCCGCTTTGACTGTTGCCCAAGCTAAGCTTGAATCTGATACGCAAGCTCTTGCAGCACAGAACGATGCCCAGAATGCAAGAGAAGTGGATTTGGACGCCAAAGCCAAGCGTATCGCAGATTTGAGAAACGCTTTAGCTGCGAGTGCGTGATGTATAGATGGCTACCATTATTGATTGTTTTACTCTGCCGAGACGTTATCGCAGGCGGCATTAACAACCCTAGTGGGGCTGGTGGTGGCTCTGGCACAGTTACAACCGTTTCATGCACTACAGCCAATGGCGTATCTTGCACAGTAGCCAACCCAACCACTACCCCCGCACTGACATTCACGCTTGGTGCTATAACTCCGTCATCCGTTAACGGCATCACCATATCCGACAGCAACACTCCCACCTGGACAATAGGCAGCGCAAGCGGTGTCCCCGTGGTGACGGCCTCAAGTCCCCTAGTTATTACTTCGGCAACAGGAAATATCACTTGCGCGACTTGCAACACATCGAACGCCACAGTATCTAGCGTCACCTTCACGGGTGACGGAACCGTATTATCTTCCACCCCATCGAGCTCGGTCACAACATCGGGTACACTCACAGCATCCCTTGCGGCACAAACGCAGAACACGGTATTGGGAGCGGCTACAAGCACAACCTTGGTTGGTCTGGCCATGCCGTCGTGCAGCGCTGCAACAAGTGCCTTGGAATGGACAACGAATACAGGTTTTGGATGTCATGCGATTACATCAGGGGTTAGCTCTGTTTCTGGTGATGGTGTGCTTGTTTCGAATTCTTCCAGTACGGGCGCGGTTACTCTGACGCTTGCCAATGCCGCTGCAAATACAGTCTGGGGCAATAATACAGGTAGTTCTGCGGCTCCTGGGTATCAGACGGCTATTAACGTCTCCGGCAACATCACTGGCGCGGCTGGGTCTTTTACGACAGGCGCGTTTTCATCCACGATCACGGGAACCTCAACTTCCGCTAATGCACTTGCCATAGGCACAGCAGGAGCAACGAACCCTGTATTTAATGTGGACGCATCGACAGCGTCGGCGGTTGCGGGGGTAGATATTGTTGGCGCAGCAACAGGCGGCACTGTGCTTATGCAGGCAATAGATAGTGGATCTAATACAGGCCTTGATATTGAGGGCAAGGGATCCGGCGTCCTCACATTGGCAAAGACAAGCACAGGTGGCGTGAATATCGGAACAACCTCAAGCACGGGCGCAGTAGCTATTCGCGAGAATGTATCTAGCAATGGTTTTTCTGTATTGCATGGGAACGCCATGATTATTACGGAAACGACTTCTGGTGCCGCGATTACTATGACCCCATTAAGTACAGCAACGGCTTCTACAGTTAAATTTACTGTTTCCCCAACATTCTCTAATAATCTGACTGCTGGTGGTAATGTGGTCGTGGGGTCTTTGGGTGTATCTGGAAAGACTATGACGAATACGTCTGGCGCAAAGGCATTGCAGACAGATTGGCAGATATATGGCGCTGCTGATGCTTTCTCTGCAGCTTCCACACTTACGACTGGCGCAACCCTTCAAGTAACCCCCAAAACATGCGGGGCGAATGGAACTTGCACAAATGAAGCGGCAATTTATGTTCCCGCTACAGCTATAACAGCCACAAATGGTTACGGGTTATATGTATCGGCTCCAACTGGAGCGTCTACCATAAACGCTGCTGCTTATCTCGGCGGAGCGGTAGGTATTGGCACGGCAAATCCTATGTCTGAACTGGATGTTTATGGTGGCGTAGCTATCGGCACAAGTTACGCTGGCGCTACGGCAGCCCCGACGAATGGGATGATTGTGCAGGGAGCTGTTAGTATCGGGACATCTTCGAATGCTTCTTTTGTTGACATTAATCCTGGGACGACAATCAGCCAATCCTATTGGGGAACAAATGGCATAGGATTGAATGCTCGTGCTGCAACATTCAATGATAATTCATCTAGTGGAACGGTCGCCACCGCGAATGGCGTTTACACGCTTAATACACCCACCATAACCTCCACTAACGCAACAACCTATTCCGGCGTATACGCAACACTTTATGTCTTTGCTCCAGTGGCAGGATCAAATGCAACTCTTAGCCAGAGATACAGCATATATACAGACAACTCCATCGGGACGGCCTCAGGTGTTTTTGCAGTTGGCACTGTCCAAGGTAATCCCATAGCTGTGGCGGGTAGCAACGTACCGGTAAATGGGTTTAATCGAGTCACAACCAATACTATCGGCATTTACACAAACAGTTTGTTGACGGGGGAATTCCTTCCTACAGCATCAAGTGTTGATTACTTAACCTTCGCTGGTGCAGCCACAGCTAATCCTGCAAATACAACTATTTCCGTTGCTGGAACGGATACGAATATCGGAATTAATCTCACGACAAAGGGAACGGGCGTTATCACTGCGAACAATCTCATAGTTCGCAAGGGATACACTGTTGCCACACTTCCGGCCTCTCCCCCTACTGGTGCAATGGCCTATGTTACGGACGCCGTAGCCTGCACTTTCCTCGCCACACTAACGGGAGGTGGTGCGGCTTATTGTCCAGTTGGGTATAATGGATCGGCTTGGATAGGAGAGTAGTATGATGTCGGAAACTGCACAAATTCACTCGAATTAAACTTAACAAAGGGAGAGACAAAATGACCAACGTATTCGAACAAGGGCTGGAAGCAGTCGAAGGCTACGCAGAACGAGTTCTTGGCGGTGCTGAAAAAGAGGCTGTTGTGATTGGCAAAGAAGTCATCGACTTCATGACACCTCTTATGCAGCAAGTTCAGGCTAAGGCGATGGAACTCGGCAAGCAGGATTTGGCTGCTGGATTACAGGTCTTGAAGGATGCTGTTGCGACTGCGGTTGCGTCCGGTAGCGCAGCTATCCTTGCTGGTCAAAACCCCGTACAGGCTGCGGAAGCTACGTTCCTGACGACTGCGGCTGGCGAAGGCCAGGTTGCACTGAACAACGCCGAAAGCGCGGCTATCAAGGCTGGCGTGGCTTTGGCGCAACAGGCGGCGGCTCAGGTAGAGACGGCTTTAGCCCCAGCAGGAGGTTAATATGGGACTCAATCTCTCAGCACTCATGACGGGAGCCGGAGCTGTAGCAAAGCAGCCCGTTACCAAGGGGGGCGCACTTGCTGCTCTAGTCACTGGCGGTCTCTACATGGCCTCTGCGGCTGGCGTGGTTGTCCCAGGATGGGCTTTTGTTGCTGGGCCTATCTTCGGCACCATGCTCTACAAATTCCTTCCTGCGAAGGATCAGGCTGAGATTGACGATGTTGCGGCAAAGGTGACGGATACGTTTGAAACGATACCGACAACGTATCCAGAATATCCTGGCGATAAGCCATTGCCAAGCGTTGTCACCAATCTAAAAACCAAGGATGGGAGCGATGTCGGACAGAGCTGATAGAAAATATCAAGATACCCGCGACATCGCTGTAGAAGCGAATAGTAAGGTAGACCAGCATATGACCGACTGCACCCAATTCCGTATTAATCTCCAGAACACGCTTATTGAATTTAGGGACGATATTAAGAAGCTCAACTGGCGTATGGCGATGATCGTGGGCGGTTTTACGCTAGCGGCTAAGGCTCTGGATTATCTGTTACCAGCGGTTCATCACGCGCCATGACCCCTAATCAGAAGGCCTTTCTCGATACGATAGCCTGGAGCGAAGGCACAAAACGCATTCAAACG